GTATAGCTTTAGGGTAAAGCTCTTGACTCTTTTGGATAAGTTCACGTAATTCCTCCGTAGTATGACGTACAAGTAGACCAGAGAAGTTAGGATTGTTTAATCCATGTAGAGGGTCAGCAAGCATAGCATATGATTTACCTCCACCTGCCGCGCCGCCATACAATACTTCACGTTCTGATGCAGATAAGAAGTCTGTTTGAGGGCCGGGGTTTGGTTTGAACACTACATCCTGTGCCAAATCCACATCAAACTCAGAAGCAATTACCTGTGCAGGAACAGTACCTACTTCAGGGTCTACTGTCTGCTTACTCGCTTTCTTTGTACGCCCCGACCCTATTTTTTTCGAGTTCCTCGATTTCGGATAGCGCCTTTTGGAGCCTTCTGGCGAGGTTGCGTTTAATTGTAGCAGTTTTTTTACGTCTTCGCTCAATTTCTATTCTCTGCTTTAGACCTGTGTGGGATATTCTGCGACCTGTCTGTTTTGTTAGCCAGTTTGCAACTTCCCTAAAACTATACTGCTTTAAGTGACCCTTTGCAAGCTCTAATGCATCTAATTCTTCTGGTACAGGATCTAGAAGATTAGGATTGTCAGGGTGTATTCTGTAACCATAAGGGACATGCTTACTAACTCTAGCGATAACATGCCAATGTTTTTCTTCCCCTTTATGTGGTTTGGGTAGTTCCCAAAAGCCTAGATCCCTCCCAATATGGAATGGTCTACTCATTAGCCCCTTCTTTTGGCGGTAAATAGAAAACCCCACCACTTGATGTTACATCTACTCGTTCAGTCTTAACAAGACCTGCACGATCTAAAAGATCCTTTGCTGCTGCCATCTTATCTTTGATGCCAAGCTCAGTTGGGTCACTTAAAGCACCAACCATTGCCATAGCAGCTTTAGGAGCAGTACGTGCAAAGTATGAACGTGTTGCATCTGCTATTTCATCTTTTAGAGACTCTACAATTAATCGTGTAGGTGTAGTGGAACTATAGCCAGCCAACTTTTTGGCAAGTACAACATCACCACCAGCTTCATCAAATAGTACTTCGATAAACTTTTGTTGGTTTTCTGTTAGATTTCTTGCCATAAAGTTGTCCTCATTTCATGGTTCTGACTATAGTTATAACACAAAAACATAAAAGTGCAAGTTTATTAAAATTTACCAACAAGCACTTGGTTAATATTACCCCTAGTGATGCCAATATCTTTAAGCTCTTTGTCTGTCATGTTATGAAGCAACCAGTAATCTGCTCGTGCTTGTTGTGCGTTTTGTAAAGCTTTGAAGCCTCTTTGAAAGTATTTAAGCATCACATATCTCCTTTTGTTGTGTGCGGAGATAGTTATACTTAGTTAGAGATAATGTAGTACCCACATAATGTGCATACCCGTTATTCGTTATGTGCCTGAGAAGGTCTCTGTTACGGTTAAGATAGTATCAACATGGCCTGCTGCAGAAGGTGTAACTTGTATCTTATCACCAGAAGCAAGGGCAATCTCAATATCTGAGAAAGTTACATACTCACCAGCACCTAAGTTCTTACCTGTAAGAAAGTGAGATGTATAATTATTTTTTGCAACATACCACTCAATCTCAATATTAACATTACCCGTAGTATTAATAACATGCAGATAGCTAAGCTCAGCTGTACAGTTAGGAGGACACGTATATACATCCTCTGTAGTAGTACCTGAGTTATGCCCATAGACAGAACGCCTACGAGCAGGCCTACCAGGGTGATTGAGCGTAACAGCCATTACTCGTCAACCCACGCTTCATTCTCTGGCGTGTTAGGGTCATCCTTAACGTAATGACCTTTAGCTGTACGAGCACGTTTCTTACCCGGAGGAGGTGTAGCTTTCTTAGGCTTCTTAGGCTTAGTAGCTGCAATGTCTGCTTCTGCACAGATGTAGTTGATGTTCTCATCTTTACTCTGCACGTTACCGTAGTTGTCTTCACCAGCAGCTTGATTACCTACAGAGTCCCACACGTAACCATGCTCATCTACACGGTAGCCCTTAGCTTCTAGGGCATCTTTGTATTTATGATAATACTTCATTATTTGCCCTTCTTCATAGGACGTGCTGGTTTTACATCTGCACCACAAGCTAAACCACCATGAGCGTAACCCATAGGTTTCTTCTTCTTAGCCATACCGCCACCCATGTAACCGTGCTTAGCACCCTTCATTACAGTACCGTCTGGCATAGTATGTGTGTCTTTACTTTTCTTGTTCATCATGTTCGTTTTCTCCCAGATGCTGTCGTAGACCACTTAACTTTCTTAGGTCCAGTTTTCTTTGCTGCTTCTTTTTTACTTATCTTAGAAGCTACTGCTTTTGGTCTACAAGCTGGATAAGATCTACTCTCACCCTTCTTCCTACCACAAGGCTTACCTGTCTTAACGTCTGTCCACTCTTCACCAAACCACTTACCTAAGCCGCCAGCTTTACTTTTTGACTTTGTTGGCTTTCGTGCCACTATACTTACCTCCACGTGCTTTGTATGTTTTGGTAAGCCAAGCAGATGCATATGCGCTGGGCCATACGTCAAACTTCTTCTTAGCTTCAGCCTTAACACGATTGTACAACTTCGTGTTAGTAGGTTTGGGTGCTGCCATTACCATTTCACCTTGTCTGCCCAGTAAGCTGCTGAGAGCTTACCCTTCTTGATGTTCTTAGCGTGTCTAGCCTTGAAGCTTGCACGTTTCTTCTTCATGCGATCAGATTCACCCTCTTTAGGCTTGCCTGCTGTGGATGCTCCTTGCTCACCAAAGCGGATGAGCTTGATGGTGTCACCTTCCTTGGCGAGTACGGCGTGGGATTTAGTTGAATGCTTAGGGGTACGCTTGGGTTTGTTATAACCTGCAAAGTTCTCACCTCTATGGTCAATAGACATTATGCTTTCCTATTTGAGGTTGTTCGTTTTACACTACGGTTCTTGGCTACGGACTGTACACGTAAGTTCTTACTTTTGTTATTACGTGGGTTACCATCTTTATGATCTACGTCTTTACCATCACCCTTACGTACTTTACCTTTATCAGCCATAGCTTTACGAGCAGCATTTCTAGAAGCACGGTCCTTTTTTACAGCAGGCTTAGAGTCATACTTAGCATTCTGCTTTTTATAGTCGCGTTTTCCATTTGTCATAAAGGGCATAAGTTCTTACCTTATAGAGGGTTATCAGCTAGTTCATCATAAGCTTTCCAGATGTCATCTACTTCTGTTTGTAGTGTATCTAGAGTGTCACCTAGTCCATCTGTAATAGTTGTAGCTTTATCTACCTGACTACGTAGATCTAACAGTATCTTCTGCTGTTCTAAGATCTGTGACATATTTGTGCTTAGTTGTGCCAACTTCTGATTCAAGCCACGTACATCGTTATCTGCAATAGCTTGTTCTAGTGTCTGTATGCGAGATACAAGCTTAGCTTCTAACTCTTGAGATTTAGTGAGTAGTAAGGAATCTAATGCTATAATTTCACCACTAAGGTTGTTATTAACTTCTGTAAGATTACGCTGTGCTACTGTCTCTACAGATGTAACACGCTTATCTAGGCTACCTGCCTTAACATCAAAGGATGCAGACTTGTCTACAACCTCTGCAATGCCAGCCTCAACACCGTAGAAGCGCTGTAGTGTGTCATAAGACCAATATACACCACCCGCAACGGTAGAGAGAACTGGAAGTGCTACCGCAACCATCCAGCCCTTAATGTTATAACCACCTACGCTAAACTCAAAGTCCATCATTGTGTTGGCATTGCTCCATATTGATTAATATAATCACCTGCTGCGTATATCTCTGTAGCATTTTTCATCTCAGGAGTCAAGTAACCCTGGAAGCCCGTACCAAATCCTGAGTCATCCCAAGTAATAACAAACTCATCAATAGACTGAGTGTACGTGATAGCTGTATAGCTACCTACCATGTAGTTACCTTGTGCAGCATAGTTGTCTACAGTAGCTGTAAGATCATCATTGTTAGCAGCAGCCATGAAAGCACCCGCTTGTTGTGCAAAGGTCTCAACAGCAGTTACTGCTTCGTTGTACTCATTAACTTCAGCAGCATCTAAGCTATAAGCATCTGTCTCTAGCATAGCCTGTAGCTCAACTTGCTCAGGCTTAGTGTCTGCCTCTGCAGCTATAGTAGATACCTCAACTGCTGTCATAACTACAGCTGTAGCTGCTGTAAGGTTGTCTACTGCAGTATTCAAGCTATTCATAGCAGCTGCATGTTCCTGCATAAACAACTGCTCAGCTGTACTGGCAATAGCGTAGTCATGGTTGAGTACAAGCTCTTTAGCTTCTAGGTATGCGCCTATCTCTTCTGTAGTAATAATGCCATCACTAAGTGCATCATCGTTAATGACACCGCCAATAGCTGCGTAACCTACAGCACCTACAGTCATAACACCACTGTTAGTAATACGATCTTGGATATCACCGATAGAGGCGATAAGCATGTCGATCTTCTCTTGACCAGTTAGCTCGTAGTTATTCTCTTGTGCGCTTACTACTGCGGAAACGCTCACTAATGCTGAGCTTAATAATATCGTCTTCAATGATCTCTTCATCTGTATCTTCCTCTCCTACCCTTAACAAGGTGTTCCAAAACTCTACGTTACCCTCATACCCAACAATATAGAGTGCTGGACTCTCTCTGTATTTCTTTATCGCTGCCTTACCCATAAGCAGCTTACCCGTCTTACTATCATTAATAGGGCATGGTGTATTCGCTAACATCATACTCCTGAACACTACAGGGTCTTGGCATAGTACAGATATAGCTGATACTTGTAACCCTAAGCCACCTACCTGTTGGGGTGCCCCTAAGAGCCTAGCATTCTTTCTACGGTTACAAGACTCATCTTGCTCCATAGCACCACGAGATACACCTATTATACTAATCTGTACCCCTGTAGAGCTAGGCAGTAAGCAACTATCATTACCACCTCCACCCATCATTGTAGGGGCTATAGCTGACATAACAGGAGCAGCTGAACCAGCACCAGTAGCATTATAGTTATTCGTAATATCTTCGTTGTTACTGTCTACAGTACTATTCTCGTTATTTGTAGATAAGTCACCCGTAAGGTCACCTGCTCCTACACTTGTCGATAATAGAGTTACGAATATCAGTACCTTCACACAAAAGCTGTAAAGCTGCTTCTTCTTGTCCGATAATAGCGAGTGTTTGTGCATTTTGGTTTCTCTGGCATACGTCATCACCAATACGACAAGATGCTGTGTAGGTTATAGAGGTACATCCTGTAAGGAGTAATGATATTACTACCGTTTTAACCAACACCGTCACGCTTTCTATTGGGATCTAATACGTCTTTTCTATCTATCATACCCTCTAGGTACATAGCCCGTTCTACGTGATCTAATGTATACTTAACTCCGGTGTTTTCCTCTATAGCTTTACGTACATAGAAGACATCGCTCTTAGGTATATGTACACGGCTTATACGGTTAGGCTCACCAGAAAGTAGAGCTTCATAAAACTCTTTAATTACGTCATCAGATGCGTATAGTTGTATTCTTTTATTGCTCATTGTCAATACTTATTATTGGGAAAAGGTGGTACGTGTCGCAAATACAGAGTATTGAGAGAGAGGAGGGGGAGAGAGAGCTACACTATAGAGCTACACGTACCAGTTTTGTAACACTTGTTATAGTTATTACTTTATTGTGTTACTAAAATAACATTATCACATTAAAAATAGTATTACAAGCATTAAATTAACTTTACTAGAGTTAAAACTCTTCCTATGTCCAGCGATTCATTTACAACATTCTAAATATAGTTACTACTATTAAGAGTTTTTACTTTACTTATATATATTACTCTTTTTTAGAGTATTAACTATAATGTTTTAACTATAGGCTGCTACTGCTACGCAGTTATACTCAGGAAAACACCCCTGTCAATCCATAAAATGCATAATCTCTGTATTATGTAACATATTGTAACAAAAAGTTACTAGAATGGTACTTACACCCCCCTGTATATGCTAAAAAGACCTGGCTTGAAAAATCACTTCTGTGTATTTGTACATATACGTAGTACGCACACACCCCCCGTGGCCCTCGC